TTGGACAATGACTGGCATCATTTTTATTACTTTAATAACAACGCCTCACTGACTGATGATATAACGCAAAATATAACTGGTGCCGCAGATGCTAGTTATACCGTTCCAACAACAGCTTATCCACCTGGTGGAACAGGAATGCAGGTAACTGCTGTTGTTTCTGGTGGTAATATAGACAGACTTCGTGTAGAGGCTGTGGGTTCTGGGTACAGAGTGGGTGACGAAATCACCTTTATAGTAGACGGACAAGAAGCAAAAGCGGTACTATCAAAGGTTCCAGATACTGTTGATGGTGTAATTTACCTTGTTTATGATGGTGTGTTGCAGACCCGTTCTTCTGCTCAAGGCTTATTTGATGGTCTTGATAACTTTGGTTCTTTTTTCTACAGGGGTAATAGCAATACCTTATACTCTGAAATAGCTATGGATGATATAGTCTTTGACGAAAGGGTTAGTACACTTGCTGAGGCACAAGCAATATATAATAACGGAAGGGGTGGAAATGTGACAAATATATTTGGAAGTCAACCTCTTTACTGGTATAAGTTTAATGAAGCAAATGGCGCAACAACTATAGCGCAAAGCGGTTCTGTCGGTAGTGCTGATATGACGCTAAATAACTTTACGGGAACTTATTTAATCCCACACATATAGAATTAAATTAAATTAAATGAAAATAGAAAAAGAAGAGCTTGACAAGATTGTTGAGCAGCAGGTAGAGTTAAACAATCTACTTAAAAGAATAGGCTTTATAGAGACCGAAAAGGATGGTCTCTTGAAGATATACATTGAAGCGTTAGGGGAGTCTAATGCCACCAAGAAAGAGCTTGAAAACAAATACGGGGCCATTAACATAGACCTTTCTGATGGCTCGTATACTAAAGTTGAAACTGAGTAGCTGTGTCTATAATAAGGAAGATAACTATAGGTAAGGAGTACAAGGAGAACGCTATGCATTACGCTGTGGGTCAAGAGGTTTATGGTGGCCACTGTGTATCAAACATAGAAGACATCGAGAAGGATAATGTGTACAGGATATACATAACCAAGAACGATGAGGTGATGCCCTGGAAAGACTTCAATAAGAACATGGGTATATCTGTGGAGTACGACTTGAAATACTAACACCCATGAAAAGTGTGTACGATTTCATTGTTAAGCCTATATCTGGTAGGTATAACAATACCAAAGATATTGGTGGGGTTAAGTTTGTAACTAACACAAAGATTGAAAGCTACAAAAGCGTTAGTAACGAGGCAGAGGTAATAGCCACTCCACTATCTATTGTAACAGATATCAAGGTTGGTGACAAGGTTATTGTCCACCATAATGTGTTTAGGAGGTTTTACGACATAAGGGGTAATGAAAAGAATAGTCGTAGCCATATAAAAGAAGATATGTACGCTTGTTCACCAGAGCAGATATATCTTTATGGTGACAATGAATCAAACCTTGATTATTGTTTTGTACAACCCGTTGTTAATGATGATGAGTGGTCATCCCAAAAAGAAAAACCACTTACAGGAATACTTAGGTATGGCAACAAAATTCTTGAAGAGAACAATGTACACCCAGGAATGGTTGTTGGGTTTACCCCAGAGTCAGAGTTTGAGTTTATTGTGGATGGTGAGTTATTATATTGTATGAAATCTAAAAATATTGTTTTGACCTATGGAAACGAAGGAAGCGAAACTAAGTATAATCCAAGCTGGACGAGCAGCGGTTGAGGAGCTAATTAAGGTGGCTAGAGAGCCAATAGTTACTGGGGGTGAGGATGATGTATCAGCGGATAGATTAAAGAACGCAGCGGCCACTAAAAAGCTTGCAATATTTGATGCGTTTGAAATCTTAAACAGAATTAACGAGGAGGAAAATATGCTCAACAATGTAGAAAAAGTTGAGGCACCAAAAAAGGTATTCTCTGGTTTTGCTGAGAATAGGTCTAAGAAGTAATGTACGAGCAGACATTAGTAAATATAATAGATGACCACATAAAGCCACATGTTCTGAAAAGAATGAACAATGGAAAGAAGTGGAAGTATGGGTACAATGAAGACCACGACATTGTAGTTATAAGTAAGAACGGTCAGATTGGTGAGATATACGAGATACAAAACCTAAAGATAGCTTTACCTACAGAGTTTGATGTGGTTAAGTTTAAAGATAACAAATGGCAGTACACTGAATACCCAAAAGAGTTATCTAGGTTTAAGAGTGTTTTTGATTGGAATGAGGCACCAGATGAGTTTAAGAATAAATGGTTTGACTACATAGACACGGAGTTTACTAGAAGAGAAGATGGTTTTTGGTTTATAAACAACAAAAAGCCAACATACATAACAGGTTCTCACTACAACTACCTACAGTGGTCTAAGATAGATATTGGTAAGCCAGACTTTAGAGAGTCTAACAGATTGTTCTTTATATTTTGGGAGGCTTGTAAGGCTGACCACAGAAGCTACGGGATGTGCTACTTAAAGAATAGACGCTCTGGTTTTTCTTTTATGTCATCAGCAGAAACTGTAAACTTAGCAACACTATCTAGTGACTCAAGGTTTGGTATACTGTCTAAGACAGGACCCGATGCTAAGAAGATGTTCACAGACAAGGTGGTGCCAATATCGGTTAACTACCCGTTCTTCTTCAAACCCATACAGGATGGTATGGATAGACCTAAAACAGAGCTTGCGTACCGTGTACCAGCGTCTAAGTTTACTAGAAAGAAGCTGGATGCAAACAACAAGGTTGAGGACATTACAGGTCTTGACACAACCATAGACTGGAAGAACACAGGGGATAACTCATACGATGGTGAGAAACTATCGTTGTTGGTACATGATGAGAGTGGTAAGTGGGAGAAACCCACAAACATACTTAACAACTGGAGGGTTACTAAGACATGTCTAAGGTTAGGTAGTAGGGTAATTGGTAAGTGCATGATGGGGAGTACATCAAACTCTCTAGACAAGGGAGGTGAGAACTTCAAGAAGTTGTACGAGGACTCTGATGTAACCAAAAGAAATGCAAACGGGCAGACAGCATCTGGGTTGTATAGCCTGTTTATACCGATGGAGTGGAACTACGAGGGATACATAGACGAGTATGGATACCCTGTATTTGAAACACCAGAGAAAAAAGTTTACGATACCTTTGGTAATGAAATACGGATGGGTGTTATTGATTACTGGGAGAACGAGGTAGAGGGATTAAAGAGCGACCAGGATGGTCTTAATGAATTTTATAGGCAGTTCCCAAGAACAGTGGAGCATGCGTTTAGGGATGAGGCTAAGAACTCTTTGTTTAACCTCACTAGGATATATCAGCAGATAGATTATAACCAAGACCTAAGAAACACCAATATACTTACAAAGGGTAACTTTCAATGGGAGAATGGTATAAAGGATACAAGGGTGATATTTTTACCTAGCAATAACGGAAGATTTTTAATTTCATGGGTTCCTAACACAAATCTTCAAAATAGAGTAATAATAAAAAATGGGGTTAAGTACCCTGGTAACGAACACTTAGGGGCATTCGGCTGTGATAGTTACGATATATCGGGTACTGTAAGTGGCGTAGGTTCAAATGGTTCTCTTCACGGACTGACAAAGTTTTCTATGGAGGAGGCCCCAGCAAACCACTTTTTTCTAGAGTATATATCTAGACCACAGACCGCTGAGATATTTTTTGAGGATATATTGATGGCTATTGTTTTTTACGGTATGCCAATACTTTGTGAGAATAACAAGCCAAGACTCTTGTATCACATTAAAAGAAGGGGTTATAGAGGTTACTCTATGAATAGACCAGATAGGACTTGGAACAACCTCTCACAAACAGAAAGAGAGATAGGTGGTATACCTAACTCAAGTGAAGACGTTAAGCAGGCTCATGCAGCCGCAATAGAGACTTACATAGACGAGTGTGTTGGGGTCATAGGTGATGACCAATACGGTGATATGTATTTCGATAGAACATTAAATGATTGGGCAAGATTTGATATAAACAACAGAACAAAGTTTGATGCGTCTATTAGTTCAGGACTAGCAATAATGGCTTGTAACAAAAATAGATACGCACCTATAAACAAAGTGGTTAGAAACAATATTAAACTTGGCTTTAAAAGATATGACAATACTGGTAGTGTTTCCAAAATAATAGATAGATGAATATAAGTACAAATCCAAATAGTTCGTTCCCAAGCCAAGTCGTTAGCGATGAGGAGAAAAAGAGCTTTGAATATGGCGTTCAAGTAGGGAGGGCTATAGAGGGTGAGTGGTTTCATGGTGGGAGAAGCGGTAACAGGTTTGCAACTAATTGGAACAAGTACCACAACCTAAGGCTTTACGCTAGAGGTGAGCAGCCAATACAGAAGTATAAGGATGAGTTATCTATTAACGGTGACCTATCATACCTTAACTTAGACTGGAAGCCAGTACCAGTTATATCTAAGTTTGTTGACATCGTTGTTAATGGTATGTCGGAGAAGAAGTATAAGATTAATGCTTATGCTCAAGACCCAGAGTCTATAAAGAAAAGAACAAACTACGCATCTGGATTACTACGGGATATTACCGCTAAGGCAGAGATAGAACAAATAAAGCAGATGATGGGGCTAGACCTGTACAGTACCCCAGACCAAAGCAATCTTCCAGAAACAGAGGAGGAGATATCTATCCACATGCAACTCAAGTACAAGCCATCCATAGAGATAGCTGAAGAAGAGGTTATAAATAATACCTTGGATAAGAATAAATTTGAGCTGATAAGGAGAAGATTGAACCATGACTTAACAGTTCTTGGTATTGCTGCGGTAAAAACTGATTGGAACAAGGCTGAGGGTGTTGTAGTAAACTACTGTGACCCAGCTAAAATGGTTTGGTCGTATACTGAGGACCCAAACTTTGATGATATTTACTATGTTGGTGAGGTTAAGTCTATAACAATACCAGAACTTAAAAAGCAGTACCCATTTATTTCTGAGGAAGAGTTAGATAGAATATCTAAGATGGGTAACAGAAGCGACTATGTTGTTGGTTGGAACGACTATGACGAGAACACAGTTCAGGTTTTATACTTTGAGTACAAGACGTATATGAATCAGGTGTTTAAGTTAAAGCAAACTGGTAATGGTCTTGAGAAGGTTATAGAAAAGACAGATTCTTTTGACCCACCACCATCGGACACATTTAAGAAAGTGTCTAGGACTATAGAGGTGTTGTTCACTGGTGCTAAGATTCTTGGATACGACCAAATGATTGATTGGAGACTGTCAGAGAATATGACAAGGCCATACGCTGACACAACAAAGGTCAATATGAATTACGCTATCTCTGCCCCAAGAATGTATAAGGGTAGGATAGAGTCAACGGTAAGTAAGATTACTGGGTTTGCTGATATGATAAATATTACAAACTTAAAGATACAGCAGGTCATATCTAAGTTGGTCCCAGACGGAGTATACCTAGATGTAGATGGATTAGCAGAGGTGGATTTGGGTAATGGTACAAGTTATAATCCCCAAGAGGCTTTGAACATGTACTTCCAAACGGGTAGTATACTAGGTAGGTCTCTGACACAGGATGGTGATATGAATAGAGGTAAGGTTCCTATACAGGAACTAAGTTCATCAAACGGTCAGGCAAAGTTATCGGCATTAATTAACACCTATCAGTATTACTTACAAATGATTAGGGATGTCACAGGGCTTAACGAAGCTCGTGACGGTAGCGCACCTATGGAGGACACGCTTGTAGGACTTCAAAAGCTTGCCGCTAACGCATCAAATGTAGCGACACGACACATACTACAGTCTAGCCTTTATTTATCCGCTAGAACGTGCGAAAACATATCTCTAAGGATTGCAGATTCTATTGAGTTTGCATTGACAAACAACTCACTTCAGGAGGCAATAAGTGCATACAATGTAGGTACGCTTCAAGAAATAAGTAAATTACACCTACATGACTTTGGTATATACCTAGAGCTTGAGCCAGAGGATGAAGAAAAAGCACAGCTTGAACAAAACATACAGATTGCATTAAAGAGTGGTGGTATCGACATAGAGGATGTTATAGACATTCGAGAGATACAGAACATAAAGCTTGCTAACGAGATATTAAAGCAGAAAAGAAAGAAAAAGATTGAGGCCGATAGACAGGCTCAGTTGCAAAACATTCAAGCTCAAGCTCAAGCTAATGCTGAGGCTGCTGAAAAGGCTGCGTTTGCTGAGGTTCAAAAACAACAAGCGTTAACACAAGAAAAGGTTAACATAGAGCAAGCTAAGTCTCAGTTTGAAATACAAAGGCTTAGAGCTGAAGCTGAGATTAAGAGAGAGTTGATGCAAGCTGAGTTTAACTTTAACATGCAGTTAGCTCAAGTAAGGGCTAATGCTGAGGGTCAAAAAGAACAAGAGATAGAGGACCGAAAAGATAAAAGAATTAAGATGCAGGGTACTCAACAGAGTGAACTCATCAACCAAAGAAAAAACAACTTGCTACCAACAGACTTTGAGTCCTCTGGAAACGATGTGTTGGGTGGTATTGGTTTAGAGCAATTTGAGCCAAGATGATTTTAAACAATTATATATTATATTATTATGTCGGAAACAAAAGTAGACTTGTCAAAAGTCAAGCCCAGGAAGGCTAAAGAAACAGTAACCAAGTTAGACCTTTCTAAAAAGAAAGAGGAACTAAAAGAAAAAGAAGATGCCGTTCAAGAGCAAAGCACAAATGACGTACATGAGGATAAACCTTCCGAAGTTGTACAAAAAGTGGAGGAAGGAACACCCGAACCAAAATCTGAAAGCACTTCCGAAGAAGTCACCAGTTCAGATGATGGGGGTAAGTCAGAAGAAGGGGAAGTAGTAATACAGGAGATTACTGAAAAAGAAGAGGTAGCACCCATTGTTGAACAGACAGAGGATAAGGTTAAGATAAACCTACCAGATGGTGTAGATAAGCTAGTAAAGTTTATTAACGAAACAGGTGGTGACCTACAGGACTATGTCCGATTAAATACAGACTACTCAAACGTAGATGAAGAAACACTACTAAGAGAGTACTATAAGAAAACAAAACCACATCTTGACGATGAGGAAATAGATTTTGTAATGGAAGAAAACTTTCGTTACGATGAAGACCTTGATGATGAGCGAGACATCAAGAGAAAAAAACTTGCTCAAAAAGAAGAGGTTTCAAAAGCCCATTCATTTCTAAATGATTTGAAGGATAAATACTACGAGGAAATCAAGTCGAGGCCCACGTTATCCAACGAACAAAGAAAAGCAATGGACTTTTTTAATCGCTACAAGGAGAGTGAACAACAAGCTGAAGAATCTAGAAGTTTATTCAAATCTAAAACTAAAGATTTTTTCCAAAACGATTTCAAAGGTTTTGATTTTAACGTAGGAGAAAAGAAGTTTAGATACGGGGTAAGTAATCCAGAATCAATTGCCGATACTCAATCTAGCATTAACAACATATTGGGAAAGTTTCTCGATGAAGGTGGTAATGTAAAAAGATTTGACGAGTATCATAAAGCAATGTACGCAGCCCAAAATGTTGACAAAATTGCCTCACACTTTTACGAACAGGGTAAGGCTGACGCTATCAAGGAGGTCGCTGTTAAGTCTAAGAACATAACGGGTGAAGCACCTAGACAAACGTCAAACGATAGTCTGTTTATAAATGGTTTAAAGGTTAAGGCCGTCAACGGTATCGACTCTTCAAAACTTAAAATTAATAAAAACAAGTTCAAAAATTAATAAACTATGGGAACATTTGCAACTAACGACCCGTTGGGTTCGTTTTCCTTGGTACCTACTCCATTTAAGAGTATTACTCAAGGTTCTTATTTAAACTTTGCTGATGGAAGCGGAAACGACTTCGCACAGCAGTATCTACCTGAAATCTATGAAGCTGAAGTAGAGCGTTACGGTAACCGTACAATCTCTGGTTTTCTTCGTATGGTTGGGGCTGAGATGCCAATGACTTCTGACCAAGTTATTTGGTCTGAGCAAAACCGTCTACGGATGTAGCTGGTGAAAACTCTGCTGGAGCGTCTATTCAACCTATTATCCGAGCTGGTTCTACTATTGTTGTTTACAACACGGTAAGCCTAAACTCTCTCAAGTGTTTTGTTGCTGCAGAGCCTGTAAGTAACTCTCCAGGAAACAACTGGAAGCTTAATGCATATCCTTACACTGCTGCTAACTTGGATGCCGTTCGTAACGATGTTAACGGTGGAGAGATTAAAATCTTCGTGTACGGCTCTGAATTTGGTAAGGGTACTGACTCTATGACTGGTTCTATTACACCATCATTCACTCAGTACAACAATAGCCCAGTAATCATCAAAGACCAGTATGAGGTTTCAGGTTCTGACGCTTCTCAAATTCTCGTCTACGTTTTCAGGATTACCTAGAGATGGTTTCTGTAGAAGGTGAGCTTGCATCTGCTGATGTTGATGGAGCAGGTACTCCTTCTGCTGCTATCGGACAACTAGCTGGAGGTAGTGCTAGTGCTAACGTGAAAGGTACACAAGGTCTTTTTGCTGCTATCGAGGAGCGAGGAAACGTGTATAACAACTTCACTGCTGCTACTGGTTTAGCTGATTTCGACAAGATTCTAGCTAACCTTGACAAGCAGGGTGCTATTGAGGAGAATATGCTTTTCTTAAATCGTGCTACGTCACTAGACATGGACGATATGCTTGCTGCTCAGAACTCTTACGGTGCTGGTGGTACTTCTTACGGAGTATTCGAGAACAGCTCTGAAATGGCTCTGAACTTAGGATTCTCTGGATTCCGAAGAGGTTCTTATGACTTCTACAAGACTGATTGGAAATATCTTAACGATGCTTCTACTCGTGGTCTTACAGGAGACATAGAGGGTGTATTGGTTCCTGCTGGAACAACTACCGTTTACGACCAGATGTTAGGTACTAACATTCGTAGACCATTCCTTCACGCTCGTTATCGTGCTTCTGAAGCTGATGACCGAAGAATGAAGTCTTGGATTACAGGTTCTGTAGGTGGTGCTGCTACTTCAGGAGAAGACGTAATGAAGGTTCATTTCCTTTCTGAGCGTTGTTTGGTTACTCAGGCTGCTAACAACTTCGTGTTGTTCAAGGCTACTGCGTAAGCATTAATCTTATAAACTTGGGGTCATGTTGTGTGGCCCCAAGTTTTATTTTTTTTAAACTATTTAATTATATTATATCATGGCAAGACCTAGAAAAACAACAACAGAATCTCAAGTAGATGAGGTTGTACAAGAAAACGAAACTGTAATTGAAGCTCCAGTAGCTCCTGAACCAGTTGAAGTAAAAGAAACCAAGAAGAAAGATGAATGGGAGATTAAGTCCCGTCAATACTATTTGACAGGAGGTAAGTCACCATTAACTTATACATTGGCAAGTAAACACACTCCAAGGCATCCACTACTGTGGTTTGACCCTGAGACAAACTCTCAGAGAGAAATACGGTACGCAACAAATCAGAAAAGTTGTTTCGTAGATGAGCAGAATGGCTCCGTAACAATGGAACACATCGTTTTTAAAGATGGTGTTCTGAATGTACCTAAAGAGAAGCAGTCACTTCAAAAGTTATTGTCTTTATATCACCCACACAAGGATAAACTATATACAGAGTTTGACCCTGTACAAGAGGCTGAATATGGACTAGAGGATTTAGAGACTGAGCTTGAGGCAATGACAGCCGCAAGGGAGATTGACATCGACCATGCAGAGGCTATACTTAGAGCTGAAAAGGGTTCAAGTGTTTCTAAGATGACAAGTAAAGAGATACGAAGAGACATTATGATACTAGCTAAAAGTAATCCAAGACTGTTTATTAGTCTAGCACTAGATGATAACATTCAGCTTAGAAACTTTGCAATTAAAGCGGCTGAACAAGGTATCATTAAATTATCTCAAGACCAACGTACATTTACATGGGCCAGCAATGGTAGAAAGTTAATGACCGTTCCATTTGATGAACACCCATACTCAGCTATGGCTTCATTTTTCAAGACAGACGAGGGTATGGAAATATTTTCATCTATCGAGAAAAAACTAATGTAACAACGTAATATATATTATATAGGTTAGGTCAGAATAAAACTGACCTAGCCTTTATAATTAATAAAAAATAAATATGGCTATAAACATTAACGAGGTATATAAAACCGCATTACTGATTCTTAATAAGGAACAGAGAGGTTATGTTACACCTAATGAGTTCAATAAAATAGCCAATCAAGTTCAACTGCAAATGTTTGAAGGCTATGCAGAAGAACTAAACCAACAGATTCGTGTTCCGCAGGCAGACGCTGATTATTCAGACAGAATAATGAACACAGACGAAAAGCTTTCTATATTCAAGGCTTTCGGTGACGCAACATACGACAATATTACAACCCCAAACACACCATATTATACACTACCATCTGACCTATATCGTTTAGGCACAGTGGTTTACACTGGTATAAATGGAAATCAAGTAGAACTTCAGAGACTGCAGAGACATGACTTTTATAATATACAGAGGTCATTACTTACAGCATCGACAAAGTATTTTCCAACATACCTTTACGAAAATGAAAGGGTATATGTTAAGCCAGATAGTATAAATTCAGGGGTTACCGTAAACTACCTTAGAAAACCTACAGAGCCAAGATGGGGCTATAGTGTTGGTTCGTTGGGTCAGTACATATATGACCCCACTGTTTATGGAGCATCTTTACTGAACACGGGTACAAACACACTAACAAGCAGTATAAC